GGTAACTGCCACATCTCTGCTTTGGGATCGATGCCCCATGCTTTGGCGGCCGCCTTCAACATCTTCTCGTCCTTACGGATACCCGCGTAGTCTCTAGCCATAGCATCAAGACCAAACGACCAACGGTTCTCGTCAACCAACGCGCCTGTAATCATGGTGTCAATGATACGACCCTTGATCTCGATGCCCTCGGCTCTCATCCAACCCGCATCGTAGGTTGCATTGTGCATAATTACCTTCATCTCAGGGACAGACATCTGTTTCTTCAACCACTTTAGTGCAAACTTAGGGTCCAGGTTGTGTCCGTTCTCATGTCTGATAGGGAAATAGCCTTTATATTCTCCCGCAGCTACAGCAATGCCAATGATGTGCCCGTCTTTCCGCGCCCATCCTGGTCCAAGGTTCTTAATGTTAGGATCTTTGGTTTCTAAATCCACAGCAACTTCGCTATAACCAGTGAGATCAGGGAACTCTGGTGGTATGTTCCAGTCAGAGTCAATCATATCCATCTCACCCTTAAACTGGTGATGCAGATCGCTACCAAATAAGTTATTCATTTCTTGAGCCTAAGTTTCTTTAGTAGTTTCTTGAACCATTTGCTATTGCGAATGTCCTGTTCCATCTGTCCTAGCATCTCTGCCAAACGATCTATCTCTCTCATGATCTGATTCCTTTTTCTGCTCGTTCAGAGAACTCTCCTCCCAACGCAGTGTACCCTGCTTTGTCGATCCATGAATCCTGGTGGTCTATCGTTTCCAGTAACCTAGAAGTTTTCAACCAGTCCATCATCAATACGACATGTTGTTCAGTGACCTCACCATGACTTAGTATAGCACCACGAACAATTATATTCCAACCCTCGGCTATACGACTGTGATTATCAAACGCATCCCCGTAATCCTTGGCTCTCTGTCCACTGATTAATTCCTTGGCGGTGTCTAAGATTTCTGTACGTTTCATAATGTATACCTGTATTTGTTATCGGATTGTAATATGTATAGTCGATGTCGGGTTCTTGTTATCCCAACATAAAATGCTCGATGCTCGTCCTCTGGAAACTTTGTTTCATAACAAGCCCTAGTTGACGCTGTGTACACCACGCAGTTGTCATCTTCTCCACCTTTCATAGCATGGAATGTGGACAACTTAATCCTTGGCGCAGACAAAAGACCTTCGCCCCTTCGTTCTATAGCCTCGATATAGTTTCTCTCGGACATACTGACTTTCAACACATCATACGCAGAACTCTCTGCTCCACATAACAGACCAAGATCGTTTTGAAGTTGAGCCATACCTATCAAAGCCTCGGGATCTAACGCATCCAATAGCTTGGTTGACGCACGTTTGAGCTTGGCATCCTTCCCTTGTTTAGGCAGGGCAGAGTACAGCTGCCGAATCCGTTCTAACCCCACGGACTTATCCTGACATAGATCGTTCCATGTTAAGATGTTGCCCACCAATTTGTCTGAGATACTAGGGTATCCACGGACAGAATACTTAAACCCTGACTTACGAAACCATTTGGCTAGCTCTATTACATAGAAGTTTGTTCGACACATCACTGTCCATGTGCCTTCTTGAAAGGGGATAGAGTCCAGATGATAAGTGTATTCAACCATGCCCTCCTCTTCACGAGGCTCGAACTCTTTCTCTAAACGGCCACCTATCCTTTCGGATATAACATTAGCCAAACGATGTACCGATCTAGGTATACGATAGGATTGTGTGAGACGCTCCACGTTGTCAGAAGATTTGATAAACAAATCAACATCAACACCTGTCCATCTGTGAACAGCCTGGTCATCATCCCCTGCAATGATTACTCTTCCTGCTTTGGAAGCTATGAACTTAGCCATCTCCCACTGGAGCGGTGTGAAATCCTGGGCTTCGTCTATGAATAGATAGTCTAAGCTCGGTGGATCTCCCACATCGATGTACTTCTCTATCATATCTACGAAGTCATACTTGCCCATGGCAGATTTGTATTCGCTCAGTTGTTGACTCAACTGCAACAGCTTCGGGTAGAACAGTTCTCTGTTTGCCGCATGGTTAAACTCTTCTTCCAAAGTAACCATTCGATATCTCGCTCGATGCTCTAACTGTAGATACTGTGATCCAGATCCTCCGATGGTAGGTAACTGAACACCATCATCGATACTTGTCTTGTCATCTCCCTCAAAGTTAAGACCAAGATCCGATCCAACAACAGCATAGTCCTCGGCACTCATAACATCTTGCCGCTGTAATCCTAATCCATTGAACCCAAACGAATGACTGGTTCTCATGTAAGGGAAATCCTTGGGGGTTAGGTTGAACTCAGCACAAGCTCGAGACACCATCTCTTCGATAGCCTTTCGGGTAAACGAGATCACACCGATACGAGAAGGATGCACCCCAGAATCTAAGGCGCTCTTGATCTCCTGTATCAACCGATAAGTTTTACCGCAACCAGGAGGACCCAGTATAAGTAGAGAGTTATCGATCATAGATCCTTGCCCCTCGGTCTAGAGTTTACCCAGTCCTCGATCTCTGTCAGAACCCAACGGCTTGACGATCTCTTACTGTGTTCGTCTCCTAGAACTATTGGCTGCGGAAAGTCTGTCTTCTGAGCAACCAACTTATAGATGTAGGACTTGGATACCCCTAGCATCTGAGCTACTTCTCCTACGCGCAGTAGTCTATTAGAATGGGATGTCATTGTTCATCTCCCTCACTGATAATTCTATTTCTTCTTGTTCGAAAGCAGGTATGTGCCAACACCTAAGTGTTGTTCGTTTGCCGTCTGATTTATGGATAGCTTGAACACCATTGTCGCCACCCATGTCACGGATCATTTGAATAAGGTGTCCCCTGTTGTCTACTTTAAATCTTCGATGGTGTAAAAATTCAATTAAACCCTCAAGCTTAAACTTTGTGGTGCCTCCATCAGTCCATGGTTTATTCATTTCCATCTCCTCGGGAACCATCGCTCGAATGTGGCTCGTACAATAAGCTTTAAGATGCTCCTTAAATTGTCCTTTGACTGTGGCTTCTTCGGGTACTTCAAGAACAGTAGCCCCCTGCATCAACTGGTTTATCATCTGCTGCCACTTCTGGGGTTTAACTGTCGGAGGCATGATGTTCATCTGCTCCATGCATGCTCGTTGCCAAAGCACTTGGTTCTGCAATTGCTCTGTTGAAATCTGTATGCGTGACCCGTCAACATCCATGAAGTATACTCTAGGTTCAGATAACATGATAGTTAGTCCACCAACACTAGGCATGTCAGGGGATTCATTACCTATCCCATGCTTACGACTAGCACACAGCGTAGGATCACAGTAACTTTTAAAGGGTTCTTCTTTACATTTGTACGCCCAATCCTTCTTGTCCAGGGATTTACCTAGGTTGATTACTTCGTGAGAAGGTAACGGCTCAGTACATAGCGTTCGATTAAACTCTTCTAACTTGCTCTTCCAGTTATCAGGTTCAGATAACTTAGCGTAGATCCCGCACTGATACATACATGTATTGCGTGGTGTATCGATAGGACCATCCGCAAACAAATGCTCAAGGCAGGGCGGACCATCGGTGAAGTACTTACGTTTGCCAGAGAAGCGCAGACCTTCAAGCTCGGACTCTGTTACACGGATCTCTTCGACCGCATCGAGGAACTCGTCTAGTTCTAATGCTTCGCACTTAGCATTGAATGCGTAGCGTTGTGGCATCTCAGCATTGAAGTAAGGCATGTTGATAAAGTTACCCACATCTCCACGCTCTGCAATTATAGTATCTTGTTTTGGAAAGATCTCACAGCCACTGAACCCTAGAGCTATAGACATCTCAGTCAGGTAGTCTCGGATGTTAGCTGCAGGAACCCAGTCTTTTAAGAATAGATAGAGGTGAGCTCCCCCTGATTTAGATCGGCAGTGCATCAACGGAAGCTTCAGCTTCTGGATCTTTGCCTGTAGTTCGTTATGGTTTAAATCGTAGACGTCAATGTCCAACGCCGCAAACTTACATACATTCTCTTCGTTGATTGGGATTGCACCCACGCCCTGCTTACCATCGATATGGTCCTGGACTAAGTCAACAGTCAGAGGGGATCTTATGATCATGCTCTTGGATTCTGCTTTTCCATTTCGCCCTATGCGTCCGACAGTTGTCGTGCCATGGGCTGATTTTGCTCCGATGAAAACGGAGAGTAGTCGTTCTGCCTGTGTCATGTACTGCTCCTAGTGAAAAAGGGGAACGGAAAAATGCGCCCGCACTCCGTTCCCCAGACTGTTTAAAACGGGATACTGTCATCCTGTTCAACAGATGAAGAGGTTGGCACACTCTCCTCTGCTACAGCCTTCGCATCGCCTGCCGCGACAGAGTCACGGAAAGCTTTTGCCTCGAGCATTAGGTCACGTTCACCAACTAATCCCACCTTCTCAACGGATGGATTGAACCACGAACCCTGGTCATTGCTTTCTTCAACAGTAGTAATCTTCCATTCTGTTGCGAACAATGGAGGCGTAATCATCTGCCCAGTCTTTGGGTGTTTGATCTTCTGCATTGCAATCTGTGTCTTCCACCGACGGCTGACCTTCAACTGCGTTGACTTCATATCGATCACAGCAGGTTGGAATGATCCTTCGCCATCCAACACCAAGCAATAGTGTTGATCAGATTTAACCAGTTCATTACCAGTCGGCAACAGTTCCTTGGAACCCTGACGTGTCGTCTGTTGTAGAACAGGATTGGTTGGAGATATCTCTCCGCGGAAACCACCACCCATATCACGAGGTGTAAACTCTAGATACTTTGTTACTTGGTAGCAGGGGATGATCGTGACCCCTTCTTCTCCCTTCCATACCTGACCAGTGACAGTATTGAACAAATCTCCTTGCTCCGCACCATCGATGTACTCAGGTTTCTTTTTGTTTAGTTGTGGTGACAGAGCCTGTAACGCACGGATGAATGGGATCTGCATCTCATCAGCACCAAACGCGGCACCTTCTCCTGCAAACTCTAGGATATCATCCATCAAGTCTGTGCTTAACTCTGCATTTTTTTTCGTTGCTACTTCACTAGCCATTATGATTTCCTCTTGATTACTGCGGTGTTAGAAATGAATGCCCCGAATAGATCGAGGTCGATAGGTTTGCCATCAGTGATGCGCTCCTTAACGAACGCCTTTAATGTGGATGGGTGAACGTGGGTCTTGGTCTTGGGATCAAAACCTTTACTCTGTAGCATGCCAACGACATCTCCCGCTACATTGTCTTCGCCCTTGCCAAAGGACACAGTGATATCGTTCTTGATGATATCATCTAGGCCATTGGTTCTTAACCATGCAAACGCATCGTCTTTATTAGCGACAGGTATAGAGGCGGCTACGATCATACGACGCTCAACGGACATGCCGTCTACATCTAATCGTTCCACACCCATCTCATCCATTAACGCAGGGATGTTCTCCACAGAGAGCTTATGCTTCTCTTGCTTCAATGCTTTTAAATGTTGCTCCGTATCGTCGATCTGTTGTTCAACGTTGCGGAGGCTTCGAACCAGTTGGCTGAGTTGCTTTCCAGTTCCTGTATCGATCTGGCTAACTGCGTCAGCCTCGTCGAATATGTCTTCAAATATATCAGTCATAAGTTTTTACCTCTTCAGGGTTGCATTATCCGGTAGCCTCGTGCTATCCGTAATGAAGACAATAGTGGAGATATGTGATGGGTGTCAACTACAAATTTAAAATGAAACCATTTAATCATCAAAAAGATGCATTAGAGTTTGGTTGGGACAGGCCAGAGTTCGGTCTGTTCATGGAGATGGGCACAGGTAAGTCCAAGGTTCTCTTAGATAACATAGGTATGTTGTATCAAGATAGACAGATTGACTTCGCTTTAGTCCTCGCTCCCAAAGGAGTGTATCGTAACTGGGTTTCAAAAGAAATACCAGAGCATATGTCTGATGATGTAAAGCACCGAGTGATTCGTTGGGTGTCAGGTCCCAATAAGAAACAAGCAGAAGAAATGCGCTCGGTCCAGGATGACTTCGATGGCCTGACTATATTTGTTATGAATGTCGAGGCGTTCTCTTCCATCAAGGGTCAGAAGGCAGGGACCTGGATGGCTCGTGCGCTCGGTCACAACGGATTAATTGCTATTGATGAGTCAACCACGATCAAAAACCACAAAGCCAAGCGCTCTAAAGCTTTAATGAAAATAGCTGCAGGTTTCAAGTACAGAAGACTATTAACTGGATCTCCAGTAACAAAAAGTCCAATGGATATTTATTCACAGTGCGAGTTCCTTAGACCAGGGCTTTTGGGACACGAGTCATACTACTCGTTCCAAGGTCGATATGCCATCGTGCAACGTAGAACCATGGGACACACAGCCTTCCAACAGATTGTTGGGTTCAGAAACCTAGACGAACTAACCAAAAGAATAGACATGTTCTCCTTTCGGGTACTCAAGAAGGATTGTTTGGATCTCCCTGATAAAATATACACCGCTCGATATGTTGGCATGACCAAAGAACAATTGAACATGTACGAACAGATCCGAAGACACGCCATGGTTCTGCTCGAGAATGGTGAGATGGCTACTGCTCCTGCTGTAATCACACAGATGCTCCGCCTTCAACAGATTATGTCTGGGCATCTGAAGACAGACGAAGGTGAGATGATGTACTTCCCATCCAAACGAATGGATGCATTGGAAGAGATCATCAACGAACACGATGGTAAAGCAATCATCTGGTCTAGGTTCCGTCATGACATCATGGGTATAACAGAAATGTTGAACAAGAAGTTCGGTGAAGGTTCCGCTGCCGCCTACTTCGGGGACACATCAGACGATGATCGTAATGATATCGTCAAGAATTTCCAGAACCCCAACCATCCGCTCAAGTATTTCGTAGGCAATCCTGCGACCGCAGGGTATGGGTTGACTTTGACTGAGGCTAATCTCGTGGTATACTACGCAAACGATTTCAATCTAGAGACGCGCATTCAATCAGAGGATCGTGCTCATCGGATTGGTCAAAAGAATAATGTGACCTACATTGATCTCGTCTGTGAAGGTAGCATCGATGAACAGATTGTTAAAGCTTTACGCGCCAAGATTGACATCGGCGCAAAGGTACTAGGAGAAGAAGCAAAAGAATGGCTAAGTCTAAAACCCACGATCAAGTAATCGAAACGTTCTGCTCTCGACGCAGGGGTTGGATGAATGACAAGACCGCAACGCAGGCTCTGACAGACCTAGCAGGTTTAGATCCTGGCGTAGCCAATGCGCTTCTCACAGAAATGAAACGTCATAACGTCACCCAGATCCGAGGATACAGCAAAGAACCCGAACGTCTAGCTCGAGGTAAAAAGGGTACAAAGTTTGAGGCAAAAAAATAACCCCGACGTTGCAGTGCGAAACCTAGCCAGTCGGGGTCTAGTTGATGGTCGGTCACACAGGCGGAACCAACCGAGCAATTTGTGTATTATATCATACAGTATTGGTTTCGGCAACTGCTCTTCGGATTAATACCGATAGCTGCCGAGCCATGGATCTCTGTTCTTTGTTCGCTAGTTCGCGAAGACTATCGTGATCCTTTTTTAACAAGCCAACGTTCTGAAACTGTTGCTTATCTTCTTCTTTCATTTTCTTTCTAGCCATAACGACCTCCTATTTGTTGGTAGCTTATACGATATATGGTTGTAGGTTGCAAGTGCTACTCTTGATTAGAGTTTAAGTCCTCGAATTGACCATCGTCTTTCATGGTACTTGTTACTCGGATCGCTCTCCAAGGAGTTTCGTGTCGCTTGTCCTCGTAGTTTGGGATGCAATGTGCCACGACGATATCTCCCAGGTCCAGGTTTAATTTGTTGACCAATCGATTGTTGAAGAACACGACGTCGCCTTGTTCGTTCTGACCGAAGGCACTGTTCGTGTAAGTTAGATCCTCAATGATTACATTGAAAGGTGTAGTATTGAATGCATTATTTAAAGTCATATTTGTTTTCCTATTTAATTTAAGTTCGCGGCAAGCCGTAGCGTTTCTTGATGTAGCTCACAGAGTGGCGCGAGGTTCTAAGTTCTTCCGACATCTCTTGCAAAGTCATGTCAGTTGTCAGCATCATGTTGTTAATCAGTGTTGCGGACTTCGATAAGGGACGATCTTTCGGATCGATGCCATCCAACGTGGTTGAAGGCACTTGATCTGTGCGAATGCGTGTACTTGTTCCGCGCTTCGCATTGTCCAACGCCCTTCGTGTCATGGGCGATGGTCCCCGAGCCAAAGGGTTTTCTTTGCGGTCGATTTTATTCTGCCTGTCCCAAGCTTCTTTATAAATGTCTTGGTACTTCTCGATTTTTTCCTGATCGTCCATCAGTGATGTGTCCTTTCTTCGGGTTTACTTACCATGCGTTGAGTAATCTCCTGGAGCAGACAAAATAATCCTGCCATCTCTTCGGGTGAGTTGGCATAGACCGAGCCAATTGTCATTAAGGCAGCGGGCACTTCCTCGTCGGTTAAGTTGTCAGGCAGAACTCGACAGATGTTAGTTATCAATGCAGATTTTTCTTTGTCCGCGTGAGTATCCACTCGAGCCTGTTCTTCAAACCTACTATCGACAACCAAAGTAATCGTCCAATCCATGACGTCATCTCGAGCATCGAGGTCAGCCTTCCAAGACTGAACCTCCTTCCATGTCTCAAACTTCCTGACCATATCGTGCGGCAGAGATCGTTCCCTGCTCCATGTTACTTGGTACATTGATATGCCCCCCTACAATCTAAATCGATAGTCATACTCAATCGCCAATAATCTCCATCCGACAGGTGAACAGCCATTTTATCTGCCAAATTCCAAGCATTATCTATAAACTCAGGAGGATCAATCCACTCGACATAATGCTCGTCGCTCACAGTGGTTGTAGCCATTAGCTTATTGTTTGGGCTAAATAATTTAATCTTTGCGGTCATACTCATGTTCAGTATTTCCCTCCTGTTACATCGTATTGAAGACCTTTGATCACAGCTATTCTGCGTGAGAACGTTGCCATCTCATCCCAATCGTTGACAGTCAACGAACTGCGGCTCTTCTGAGCATGTTCATCGAACAGTTCTTGTTGCATCTCGAGCAGGTGATCCAGTGCTATTTGCACCACGTTTATTTCTTCTTTATTCATGATTGTTTCCTTTTTTGAATTAAGCTTTTAAGTCCTTGTTCAAACCCACGTTGAAAGTCACTATCCGCAGGGTCTAAAACAAATGTCATCAACGAACTCTCTACACAGTAGAGTTCGCCAGATGCATATTCTTCTTTCGCGCACTGATATCCCTCTAAGAAATCAGAACGTAATGGTATTATATTTCCCATATTAAAACGGCCTTAATTTAGGCAGAGGACTTGTCATAGTTGTAGACTTCTCTGCGGTTTCTAGGCATTGCGCCATGCTATCAGGGTAATGCGCGAAGATCGTCGGATAGAAATCATCCATCACATCGCCGCATATTTCCATGGAAGGCAGAAGGATGCTCGAGATCATCGGCTCTTGGGCATCGGTTCCTGCATGATAAGTTAGTAGAAGAACTGTCCAGAATTTAACCATAGCAATCACCAAAGATATTGCTAAACACTTCATCCAACACCGCTTCTAGCTCCTCGGACGTGAGGGTCTTGATATTATAATACATCTTCGACCCCCTCTTCCAAGAGCATGATCACATCATGTATGCAATCGCCGATTGTGATTTCACTTCCCTCATCGTCTTTAGGTTTGTCATAAAAACCTAGAGCTTTAGCTCGGTTACGAATGTCATACATATCACAGAGAGCGTTGCTCAAATGTTTTTGTTTAAGATAATACATCCTCGACCTCCTCTTCTGGAACCATATCAGTTCGGACAACCAAACCTGTTACAGCTTTCGTTCTAGCCATGAACTCACAGTAGGCTTCCGACGAGGCATAGTGCTCGCCAATCGCCTCGACATAATGTACTTCACTGACCAATCCTTCGACGACCACGCGGTAAACTTGAGGTATCTTTGACATTAGTAATCCCCCTCCAATACAGGCTCGAGCGCGTCGAACGCTTCTTGTGTCCACTCAGGAAAACCATACTCCTCGTCCCTGAGATCCAATAAGTTTTGCGCCACAAAGAATGCAACTCGCTCAGTGCAATCCTCAAACGTCAAGGTGTCGGGATCTAATCGAAGCACTCGGATAGATGTGCAATCTTTGCAATGATCATATGCCATGTGACATGCATCCTCAAAGTTTTCTGGAAGCTCCTCTGCGTGAGCAAGATCCTTGTATTGAACATGCTCGGTTCCATGTTGAAACGAACCTGTTGATGTGATTAAGAATTGATACGGCATCATCCCATTGTCTCCTTCATTAAGTTTTTAAATACATCTATGGTGTCCTCGAGGCCAAGCTCTTCATCGTCCTCCTCGATCTCAGGCCTCCAACAATTGTCCTGACCCAAGGCATACTCGCCCTCGAACCATCCGCCCTCGTCAACGTATTCCGCTTGGACTTCAATACCCATGGCAAACAACTTATCCCACACTGGAACAGGTGGTGCCCAAGCCGTCCAACATCGGAACGTGAACCACGCGGTGTCCTTGTCTTCGCTGAACTCGATCCTGTCCTCGATCTCAACTTCACAAACATCCCACTTGGTATTCCAGTTTTCATTACGCCACTCGTGAGCAGATTGGATCTCAAGATCATGTTGCCCATGCTTTCGCTTAGTCGTAGGATCAAGCAAAACTTGAAGAGGCATAGGTGAGATGACACTACAAAAACGAGGATCATCACAAAGCTCTGGGCTTAGATATTGGTATATTTCATACACCACTTTACTAGCTCCATGCAGATAAACAGTTTGGTCACAATGATTAGGCATTACACATCCTCCTGTGAAAGAAAGGCATAGGCAGGGTTCTTGAACTCTTCTTCAAACAACCCAATCTCATCAAAGCCGTACAGAACTAATGCGTCCTCGGTACTCTGTCCACGTTCATAAACAACCAAGTCATATCCAACAGGGATACCACCCTCGAAGTCCTCATGAATTGGCATTACTTTGGGTAAGGTAGTCTGGTTCATTATAAATACTCCTTGTTTAATTGATTGAAAAACTTCTTAACATAATTAGCTTTTAACACATCGGCGTCGGTGTATGCGTCTAGGTGCTCGGCTCCATAGTCTAAGAACTTAGCCTCAACTGGATCTAGATCCTTGTCGAAATATCCCACGACAACTTCCCAATCGTTGATAACCTGACCTTTACGATCTTTCTCAAGCTTAGATCGATCCTTCATATTAACAGTGATCTCGTAATATGTTTCGTCCTCCTCGTTAAACCTAATCAACGATGGACACTTCTCACCATCAACGCCACCATGAGTAAAGCCAAATGGCTCCACCATTGTGATGATCTCATTGTATAAAGACACGTTATCAAAGTCAGGGAACATCGCTTCAAGATGTTTACCATGTACGAAGTCGATCACTTCTTGAAAGTTGTTAGTCATCAAACTGTCATGGAAATTTGTCCAATCTGTGTTGTGACCATTGTATCGGTCAGATGTCTGAACAGTGAACCTCGGTGGCAAAGTATGCTCCACATCGGAAAATTTAAAACCCTCAGAAAGATCCTCTCTCCTCCAATACCATTCTAATAAATCATGATTGGTTCCCATGATACGAGAAGCGTTCATAACACGCTCTTGAAGGTGATGACTATCCACCCAGATGTGAAAGCCGTGTACTTGGTAGCTCGGTAACTCATCGTTACCATACGTCGTGCATTCCCAGTGATCTGGTATTTGCAAGTCGTCAGTGTATGTTTCAAACTTCATTGTGGAAATCTCCTTGTTTCATAGTCTGATTAAATTGGTAGTAACTAACAAGTTATAGGTTCTTGCTCCATGGGTCAAGAAAATAATTTTAGAGGGGTGTATACAAAGATTACTATATAGGCGTATTTCTCACAGATTTTATTTTTTTTTGAAAACTAAATTCATATTAGATGTAAACAGTGTAAACAGTGTAAACACCCTTATATTTATATACTTCAAACTAGCCCAGAGCTGTTTACCCCTGTTTACTTTGTTTACGTTTCCTGTAGAAAAAACGCCTATATAGAGAAGTTGCCCTCTCTCTTTCTTTGATATAACTTGTACCTAAAGAACAACGAGGATCAAATGAACTCTGCAAAAAAGAAAATAGAAAAAGAACATGGTCGAACTCTGACCAATAGACAAATGACTTTTGCAAGACACATCGTGGAAGGCATATATTCCAATGCAGAATGTGCCAGAAAAGCAGGTTATTCACATGATGTAGCAAACAACCAAGCTTCAAAACTTTTGAATGGAAGGGAATACCCTCATGTATTGGAGTACATCCAAGATCTAAGGAATGAGAGGGAACGTAGGTATGGCGTGACAACCATTGGACAACTTGAGAGACTTCATCAACTATCTAGTGGAGCCGAGGAAGCAGGGCAATTTTCAGCGGCAATCAATGCAGAAAAAATCCGCGCCGCTTTGGGTGGATTAACTGTTGATCGAAGGGAACAAGTGAACACAATTGATCAACTATCTCGTGATGAAATTGTCGGAAGGTTGGCAGATTTACAGAAAAAATACCCTCAAGTTTTTGAGATCGAGGGAACATATAAAGATGTAACAGGAGCAAAAGATAATGAGCGGACAAGAGGCGAACTTTTGGAGCACGATACGAAAAAACCTACCGAAGAAGTGCTTCGCAACGAGGATTGAAAACAAACATGGAGGTGGTGTTCCAGACGTTCACCTTGTCTGGGAAGGTCTTCCCTTCTGGCTAGAACTCAAGGTTACAAAATCCAACGCGGTCGCCGTCTCGCCTCATCAAGTCGCTTGGCACATGGCATATTGGGCACGAGGAGGGTCAAGTTTCTTCTTAGTAAAGAGAGCCTCTGACCGACAACTACTTTTATTTGGAGGGGAAAAAGGGGTGGATTTGGCACGAGGTGGGTGCTCCGCGGTTCAAGTACCGAGTTTCAAGAGCGTTGATGAGGTGTTCTGCGCCCTGCGCCCTGTTTTAATTGATAAATATTCTAGTGCCTTGCGCCCTGCGCCTTGATCTTGCGCCCTGCGCGTCGTTAATACTATTCTGCACAAAAAAACTAGGCGATTGCTCGCCTAGTTCCTTGGTTTTAGTGTTCTACGATTGCTATTGATTTTCCTAGGCTCGATCCCTTGCACAATTTGCAAGCGGTACATTGGACGCGACGACCTGCCTCTTTTGATGCGGGGCAAAGCGCCTCGTTTGCTTTATCTAATTGCCCTAGATCCGCGATAACTCGAAAGGTTCTACGACCTTGCGACCAATGGTCGAGTGCCTCTTGCTTATTGTCCGCGCTTTGCATCGCGATATCTGGACGCCAACCGCTTTGATGTGAATAGGCTGTAAAGGTCGACGCCTCCGCGAGTAGTTGTTCCCATACAAAAGAGGGAACCGCGGCCGGATCCCCATATGTTCCCACTCTAACGAACCGATTGCGGCCGAGCGTGTTCCTATTCTTTTGAGTATTGGCAATTGGATATATACCTTTGATAAAAGATTTATAAACAATCAAAACGCCTTGCCCAAGGTTAACATAGCACCGACGACCTTTTGCAATCTTGCGCTCTGGATCTGTTGTTGTTTCACCTCGCATTGTGCAATCGCCACAGATAGAAAAATCCGCGCCTGTCTTGCTTGCTTCTCTTGGATCTATATCCGAGCGCAATATATAAGTTTGTACGACCTTGCCCGTCTTGGTATTTCGGTCGGAATACGTCGCAATAACGACGATAGGTTTACCATCCAATAGGCTCTTGCCATTGTATATGATCCCGTTTTTCATGATATTGTTTCCTTAATATGGTTAAATTGTAAGTAAATTATA